TGTGCCTTGCAGGTTTTCATAGACGTACCGAGTTTTTATTATTTGGATATAAAGGAAAACTGGAAATATACCCACACAGAAAAGCAATCCCGACACTCGTTCAATGTAAGACGGATAGACATAGCAAGAAACCACAGATGTTTCGAGAACTTATAAGTGTGTTTGGTGAAAGAAAAATAGAACTATTTGCCCGAACAAAAACGGAAGGTTGGGATGTATGGGGAAATGAAGTAGAAAGTGATATTACATTGGTCTAACCGCCCATAGGCGGGGAAAGGAAACCTATGACTGATATACCACGTGAAGCGATACTGAAACTAAAAAAACTTTGTGATTCATACGCTTATGAATGTGAAATGGGTGATGGACACGGATTTGATGAAATTGTGTCTTTTGTTACTTCACTCCTCTCCTCCGTCCGTGCCCATGACAAAGCGGTATTCCTGAAGAAAATTGAAGGAATGAGGAGAGTTTGTAGCGCAGAAGAAAACGGGGAATCACCAGATGGTTGTAGTTGTGCAGAATATAACCAAGCTATAGATAATGTTCTTTTCACCCTCCGTACCGAGATAGAAAAGGAGATGAAATGAAAGCGCTAATATACAATTTTAGGGTTTGGCTTGCTAATGTATTGGTACGATTAGCCCATTGGGTACGCCCGAAAACCATGAATGAGTTTATGAAATCTATGGAAGATGCGCTGATATTTGGGAACGGCATTACAAGGATTAGTCCGAAAGACTTTTTTATTGAGTAGCCCCCTAGAAGGGGAGAAGGGAGAAGAATGAGATTTATATCACCAGAAGAACGAAATAAGCCGATAATCACGTTGGACGGACAGCAAGTACGTCCATCTGACCTTAAAGGAAAGCAAAAGAAATCAAATAGAATAGCGCCGTTTATAGGGAACAGACGGAAGCGGAAGTAATCTCGTCTTCTGATAGAGGTAGATGGGGATTTACGCTGATGCAAGAATCCCGAACGCCCACCTCTATGAGAAGGTGAGTTCTTTAACAAATCGGATATTGATTTGGGGGTTCGTCTAAAGTAGGACGGGTGCAGCTTAATCCAGATAACCTTATGCGTGTTCACGCCACGTGCCCCCAGCCCAGTATCTGATATTGAATGAAGGGGATGGCGGAATAAGACGCTTACCTAAGAGATGACCGCCGAAAACACATCTTGAGAGAGTCTCAACGGCGAAGGACAGGGGGAGCCTTAAACAAGCTAAACCATCTCATGTAGACCGAAATTGTCTACTCCCCTCCATCCAGTATCTGATGGCGCCCAGTTTATGACCAGTTTAAACCTTCTGGGGGCGCCAAGGATGGTAGCAAGCGGACGATTTTCATAAACCGTGACCCCGCAGGACACGATCGCCAGCTTGCATAAAGGAGGTGAAAAATATGAAAAAAACATTAGGGTGTTTGGCAGCGATAATAGGTTTGTTATATTTACCACTTTCTTTTTATTCATCATGGTTGCTTTACCAGCATGTACAGGCAACAGATGTCATGTGGCTATTGTTTTGGATAAATGTTCCAATAACCACAATTCTTGCATTCATAGGAAAGATTATTGAACAACTAGGGAAAAATGAATAACCTTTAACGGGGACAATGGCATCCGTACAAACACCAAAGGGAAAGGAGAGGATATGGCAGTAAAAGTTGAGAGAAATAGATATGTGTATTCAATAGTCCTATTCGATACCGAAATGCAAGATCTTGAGTACCTTATCGAGAGCGGAAAGGCTGAATACGTTGCTGGATTTCTTATAGGAAAGCTACAGTCGAATTTTAAGCTCGTGGTGGGAGAAGAAAAGAAATCAGTACCGGTTGAAAGTAAGTAAAGGAAGATATGAAGAAGGAAAAGTCTCATCACTGATGGAGAGAATATGAAAAGAATACTTTGTTATTTACAAACACTACGGGAGCTTGACACATGGATTTCTACCTATATGAACTTTGGAGCGTTCTATGTGGCACACGACTATAAAGAGGTCTTTAACGGATATAGAAAGTCACGAAAACGCTACGAAAGTAAGTTAGTCTGTCAAAGATGCGGAAATGTATCAATTGCATGGAGGAAAAATGAAACTATTATTTGAACAAATGAGCACCGAGAGGCATAGGAGGTTTTTTACCTATTCCCATCTCACAGGGCTGTTCGTTATCGCAGGTCGGGCAGTAGGTACAATCATCGCCAAGACCATCGTACCAATCCATCGTTTCTTTGGTAGCAGGAACAGAATTGTACTTGAAACATTTGTAACACAAAAACCATATGCTCATATCTCTATTATACCAAAAATAAAAGATGCCGTCAAATATGTTATAGGTTATTACGTTCATGATTGGATTGATTTAGTGCGTAATACGAAAATAGAAAACATGAATTATAATAATTATAGGTTAGTCTAGTCTCCCTCCTACAGAAAGGGGAAGAAGGTATGAAGAAGCTATTACATAAAATTAAACATCTACTAAACTGGTACTACTGTACGCCCTACTCATTTTATAGGGGAGAAAATCTATTTATGAGCTGTAAGTGTAACGAGTGCGGAAAACTATCGGGAATACATTGTATAAATAGTCTTGTTGGTATACGGCGCTCCCCCAAAGGGAAGAAGGTATGAATACAAACGAAACTATATTTATTACGTTAATAATTTTAGCTATTTGGGCAACTATAAAAGCCCAAGAATAATCAGTCTACTCACTGATGGAGAGAGGATATGAAAACAATACGAGTTACGACAGGTGGAGGTGGTGAATGGCAAGAAGTTATTTTGATAAATCGAATTATAAAAATAACAAAAGATATGAACGAAAAATTTACTGGTTGCTGGATACATTTAGACACGGGAGACAAAGTTTATGTTGAAGAGTCAATGAATGTAATAGAAGCGTGTATTCAATTAGCTAAATGAAAGGAGTAAATATGGCATGGACTCATGCACTTGCAGGAAGATATGAATTTAAGTTAACCATAAGAAAATATGGAGAAAAACCCTATACACAAGAGGATTGGGAAAAGGTAAATAGTATACAGTTACAAGAAAAGAAACCAGAAGTATTGCTTGAAGAAAACACTATAGACTACAGAAGCGCAAAAGATGTTATTAAGAAATTGCTAGATTATATTATTGGTTAATCTCCCTCCTACAAAAAGGGGAAGAAGGTATGAAGAGACTATGGATAAATAAAAATAAATACTTTGGGATTAGGATCATTTATGGAAATAAAATACTCTACTCATATCGGTATGAGTTTTCCCGATTATATTTCTTTATTGAATGGTGGAGGCACGTTCTTGAAGAGTTAAAGATAATAAAAAAGAAATATACTCAAGGCGAAGCATGGTATACAGGGTGGAGTACAAGACTATATTTCTTAAAACGAAAGATTGAAGGTGTGGATAAAGAGGATAAATGGAATTGGAAATGGTTTCTTACAGGATACAAAACTTAAGACGTATGAAAGCAACAGTAGAAATAATCAAGCGAATACTGGGAATGATCATATTTTTCTCAATGCTGCCGATTTTATTCGTTTATTTATGGGCTTATGAAAAGTGGGAAGGAGGTGAAATACATGAAAAATATAGTAATTAGTGTATTAGCAGGAGTTGCAGTATGCGTTCTTCTTTATGCAGCACTTATGGGATTTTCCAATGGAGGAAGGGCCGAAGCTCACGCTCTCCAGTGTAAGGTCTTAAATGCCGAGTGTTCGGTCAATGACTCTAACCATCCCTGTTGTTCCGGGTTAGTGTGTCAACCGTTTAACCAGCATTCAGGAAATGGGAAGTGTGGAGCAGTAACACCAACAACTACCCCTACACTCACAGTAACACCTACCGAAATCCCGACGCCTACTCCCACCGAGGGGCCGAAGAAATGTGAGGAGGATTGTGTTATTCCTCCCCCGACACCTGAAGTGACGCCTACAGAAGCGCCGCATCAGGATAATGGTGGTGGACCGAGCTTTGCTCCATCAAGCACATTGGCTAACCCGCCGGTGTGTAATGGAGACCTAGCAGGAAAACCTCTTCTTCAGGGATTGGAACGGGATAAGAATAATACATCCGTGGTACACCTTTCATGGTGGCCAGGAGAGGGAGCCGATCATTATTCACTTGTTTTCTGGTATTACGGAGACGATGTGAAAATGGGACAGGTAAATATTGGGAATACGACACAATTTGATATAACAGGACTGAAAAATAAGCCGATCAATGCCGAAGTATGGGCATGGAAAGGCGAGTGTGCTACGAAAAGCGATACAGTAGATCCATAACTGAACGTCGGGTATTCGGCAGAGTACCCGGCATTGAGGTATGGAGATAAAAATAATACGTTTGTGTGAAGGATGTAAGAAAGAAATCCCCCAAGGGAATATGCCTAATTATCTTTATAAAAAGAAGCGCTGGCACGTTGAGTGTTGGCGTCGAGTTTATCGAAGGAGGATGGTATGAAGGTTCGTCCTGAAAAACAAACGCTTGTTCATCAGTACATCTCTTTAGATATGTCAGTAGCTACCCTTTGTTTTGTTCATGGAGCAAGTAAAAGAGTGATAAAACAATGGTTAGAAGAATATAATATCCCCTTAAAAGATAACGTGAAAAAATGGAAGAAGTTTGTTATTTCATATTGAAAAGGTCTATTGACGTGGTCTGTTAGAATGAGCCTATGGTCAATGTTCTGGTTACGGGATCATCGGGATTTATCGGAAAGCACCTCGTTAGCAAACTTCAATTAGCAGGATTTAATCTTATCACTATTTCCCATGATATTTTAGAAAACGGTAATGAGCTTCGGGCTATTTTTGCGAACTATAACCCCCGAATAGTTTATAACCTCCAGGCATATGGAAATCACTCAACGCAGACGGATGAGTATGAGTCCATACGGTCTAACATCGTATACACCCATAATCTTGCGAGAATTGCCAAGGAGTCGAAGGTTGAGGCGTTTATTCAGTTTGGAAGTTCGAGCGAGTATGGGAAGAAAAAAGAACCTATGAATGAGGAGGATGTCCTCACGCCTAATACGATGTATGGAGCAACTAAGGCATCAGCGACGGAAATACTTCATTATTTAGCTTCAGACTCATTCAAAGTTTGTGTGATTAGACCCTTCTCGATATACGGCCCTGGTGAAGCGGACTTTAGATTTATTCCTACCATCATCAGGGCAATACGAAATCAAGAGGTTTTAACGATAGATGGAAACGCTGCCCATGACTGGACATATATTGATGATTTTATCAATGGTGTTCTTGTTTCGACTAACGTACTTATTCATGGGAAAGATCCGTTTACTATCGTGAACGTAGGGACCGGTCAACAATATACTAACCGAGAGGTATATGAATTCGTTCGGCAGATTATGAGGAAGAAAACAAAAGTAAAAGAGGCAAAGCTTCGGTCTTATGATAATCGCCACTGGGTTGCTGATAACACCAAGTTAAAGAATATGGGATGGATTCCTCAAAATGATATAATTTTAGGTCTTACACATACTATTTCTTCTTATGAAACTCACTGATCTTGAAAAAAGAGTTTTAGAAATCTCCTATAAAAAGAAACTCTCTCATATAGGATCATGTTTAATTGTTCTTCCCCTTCTTGAAGCCATTTATGATACGAGAGGTGAGGATGATCCGGTGATCATGGATGCTGCTCACTCTTCACTCGCTCTTTATTGTGTTTTAGAGAAAAAACACGGATTTGATGCAGAGAAGCTATTTGAACAGCATGGTGTTCACTGTAATAGAGATCCCGAACACTTTATCTGGGCCTCAGGAGGAAGTTTGGGTCATGGGTTAGGAATAGGGTTGGGAATGGCCTTGGCAGACCCGGATAAGATTGTGTATGTTTTAACGACTGATGGAGCATCGAGTGAAGGAAGCTGGTGGGAGGCATTGAGAAATGCCGCTGAGTTAAAGATATCTAATTTAGTTATCGTCGTTATTGCTAATGGCTATGGAGCATATAAAGAGATAGAACAGGACAGACTCGAATGGAGAGTCCAGTCATTTATGCAGGACAATTTTCCGAAAGTTTCATTTGTAAGAGTAAATATGGATAAATACCCAAAGTGGCTACAGGGACTAGACGCTCATTACGTTGTTATGGATGATGAAAAATACAAGGAGATTAATGAACACTGAAGATACTATTATTAATTGGAAACTTCACAACTCTATGAGAGGATACTTTGGATTTTCTCTCTATAAGTATATGGCGCTTCATAAAGAGGTTTGGCTTCTTACAGGAGACTTGGGATACAAGCTATTTGATCAGCATAAAGAGTCATTTCCTGAGAGATATCTCAACGTTGGTGCTTCTGAACAGACGCTTCTTGATATCGCCGTGGGTCTTGCTCAAGGTGGTAAAATACCCGTGGTCTATTCAATAACTCCCTTTTTGATTTATCGTGGTTTTGAGACTGTCAGGACATATATCAATCACGAGGGAATGCCGGTGAAGTTAGTTGGCGGGGGAAGAGATAAGGATTATGAGCATGATGGGTTTAGTCACGACGCCTCAGATATTAAAGAACACCTAGATACCTTAAAAGAAATAGAACAATATTGGCCGAAAGATACAACTGATATAGATGATCAGACAACAAAGTTTCTTAAAAGTCCCAAACCAGCATTTATAAGCTTGAGGAGATAGTATGAATGAAATTCGTCCTATATCGGAATTAAAGGAATGGAAGGATAATCCCCGAAATATATCAAAAAAAGATTTTGAGAGGTTAAAGGGGCAGATACAGAAGCTCGGACAATACAAACCCCTTCTCATCACCCCCGAGGGAGAGGTAATAGGCGGGAATATGAGGATAAAGGCATACAGGGAACTGGGGATAAAAGACATCTGGGTATCAATAGTTGAGCCAAAAGACGAGAACGAGAAACTGGAGTATGCGCTTTCGGATAATGATAGAGCTGGATACTACGATGATGATTTACTCGCCAACCTCATCCCAAATTACCAAATAGACTGGTCGCAATATGCGGTAGACATGAAACCCCCAGAGGATATACAGCAGTTGATAGATAGAATAGCACCTATTGAAGAGGATGAAGCGCCGGAAGTCGCAGATGGGGAAGCCATATCAAAGCTAGGCGAAGTGTATCAGTTAGGTCGCCATCGCCTCATGTGCGGGGATTCTACAAAGATTGAGGATGTAGAAAAACTGATGGATGGGAAGAAAGCAGATATGGTGTTTACAGACCCGCCGTATGGGATTGATGTGGTTGGAGATAAGGGTAATGTTGGAGGTGATACTAAACAAGCACCAACAACTAAATTTAGAAAAGTAATTGGTGATGATACTAATTTTGACCCAACCTTTGTGATTGATTATGCAAGATTGTCTTTTATTTGGGGTGGAAATTATTTTGCGGACAGACTTCCAAAAGGAGGAAGATGGTTTGTATGGGATAAAAACAGACCAGAAGGACTCTCTTTATCTGATTGCGAATTGGCATGGTCAAATATACCAGGAGTAAAGGTTCAAAAATTCAAAGTTACATGGGACGGTTATCATAAAGAAGGGGAAAGTGGAACAAGAGTTCATCCAAATCAAAAACCAATAAAATTACTAAGTGATGTATTAAAAGAAATAACCAACGAAAATCAAACTATCCTAGACCTCTTTGGTGGCTCAGGCTCCACCCTTATCGCCTGTGAACAAACCAATAGAATATGCTACATGATGGAGTTAGACCCCAAATACTGTGATGTGATTAGAAAACGCTATTATAAATTCATAGGAAAAGAGGAAGAATGGCAGACGATAATACCGAAGTTGTAAACGAGGCTGAAAAACAAGTAGATAACAAGTTGGTGGGTTTTGCGGCACACCCGGAGAATATAAATAGAAACGGTAGGCCACCTAAAGGTCACTCCATAACCGAAACTATACGAGCCATGATGGATGAGAAGCCCGAGATTAAGAAAGCATTAGGAGCAAAAATACTACAAATGGCGGTGGAGGGGGATATAACAGCAATTAAAACACTTTGGAACTATATTGATGGAATGCCTGTACAAAAACAGGAACTAACAGGAGCAGATGGACAACCAATACTTATATCAGCATCCCGGGGTTTCATACCCCCCAATACACCTATTGCTTCCGCACCAGTTGGAAGTGATGCAGAACAACCCTCAAAGGTTTAAGACCATTATCTGGCACAGACGTGCAAGAAAAACGACCACTGCGCTGTATGAACTCACCAAACAGGCATACATGCGGCAGGGGATCTATTGGCACGTTTTCCCTACGTATTCTGAAGCTAAGGATGCCGTTTGGCGTGATCCTCAGATGTTGACGAGAATAATCCCTACAGAACTTATTGCTGATAAAAATAATTCAGAGCTATTTATTAGATTCAAGAATGGGTCAATATTAAAGATGGTGGGAGCGGATAACCCCGATTCTCTCCGTGGAGCCGGACCGGTGGGATGTGTATTAGATGAGTTTGCAACGATGAAGTTTGAGGCATGGGAGATTATAGAGCCCATCCTCCGGGCAAATGACGGATGGTGCTGGTTTATCGGAACGCCGAAAGGGAAGAATCATCTTTATGACTTTTACCAAAGGGGACAGGGAGGGCACGGTGAGTGGGGAAGTTGGTTACTAGACGCTGAACACTCGGGGATTATCAGTCAGGAACAACTAGCCGAGATGAGAAGGTCAATGACGCAGAAGATGTACGCCCAAGAGATGATGTGTTCATTTCTCGAAAGTGAAGGGACAGTATTTCGAGCGGTGAGAGAAGCAATGACCTCAGAGCCGGAACCTCCCAAGGCACAACACCTCTATGTAATGGGAGTAGATTTAGCCAAAGTAACTGATTTCACCGTGTTGACGGTGTATGATAGAATGAACAATAGACAGGTATACCAAGATAGATTTCAAACATTAGAGTGGCCGTTTCAAAAACAGAAGATCGCCACGATTGCTAAACACTATAACAATGCCCTTTGTATACTTGATGCGACAGGAATAGGCGATCCCATTGCGGATGATTTAATTCGGATAGGGGTAGCGGTAGAACCATTTAAGATAACCGAACAGACCAAGAAAGACTTGATTGAAAAACTAAGTATCTGGATAGAGCAAAAGAAATGTACCTTACTTCATATACAAGATAGTATTTTAGAGTTCGATAACTTTAGCTATGAAATCGGCCCGACGGGTAAAATCAGGTACCAAGCGAGACAAGGTTACCACGATGATATCGTCATCTCCCACGCCCTCTCCATTTACGCCCTCCGATCTATCGTCCCTCAACAATCCGCTGAAGAGCAACCCCCCATTAGACAGTATTATTGGCAGCTCACCGGAAAAACCCCCCGTGCAAATCAAACCGAATGGGATAGGGAGTGATACGATAAGAGAGGCACTACAGAAAGCATTAGACATTCTTGAAGCGGCACAAATGCCCTTCGTCGTTTTGGGAGACATTGCATATCAGATGAAACATAATGAAGAGCTAAAAGCGAATAAAGCAGTGTTAGGAATTAATCCTCAGTACAATATTCCCGAGCTTACGAGAATGCTCCCGACTATTGAGCCTAAACTAGAGGTTTTAACCGACGGATGGAAGCTGATGTATAAAGGATTTCCGGTTATCTTTCATGTAATGACCAGAGAGTATAAATATCTCTCCGATCCCGATACGGTGTTTTATAAGTTTGATATGTGGCCTATTCCCAACCCCTTTGATGAATACTGGAAAGCAGACCATTTGGATGTATGAAATGCTACCACCGGTCGGTGATTAAGAGAATGAGTGTGGGTGAGCAAGAAGTGGGGCTTTGTCTGGACTGTCTATTAGTAGTCGATATAAACGAGGGGAAAGTGGTGGGAAAGGGAGCAGCCTCTACATGGATGCAGATGCATCCTGAAGAAACAGCTCTCTATAATCTTAAAGGAGAACCATATGAGTGAAGTAATACTTTCTATAACGATCCTCTTACTTTTGGTATACATAGCAGTATCGAACTATATCAGCATTAAAGAGAGGGAAAAGCTCATTAAACTTCTCATGGCAAGGAATTTGGAAGAGGTGACTGACAATGAGACGATAGAAAAGATTGCCCCGGAGAAGACAGAGGAACTTCCCCCCGATATCGTTCCCATAGATCCTGATGACGATATAAGTTTCGATAAACATATTGAAGATATAAACTCCTCTAAAGGATAAGTCTAATTGACACCACAGGAATAACCATATAATTGAGATAGGAGTATTTTCTTACTTTTCTTACTATGGATTCCAACGCTATAGCATTTCGGGTGGAGAGTTTTATTACCTCTGAAGGCCGGAAACGAAAACCCTTTGAGCGCAGGTGGTACAACAACAACTTCTTTGACGATGGCTTTCATTATCGTTTTGTTTCACGGACGACCGGAAGAATAGTAGACCTTTCAGCCTCTCAGGATTCGTTTATTCCTTATCGTGCTATTCCTAAGGCATCACGACAGCTTCGGGGAGTGGCCAATCTTATTCTTGCTAACCAGCCTCAACCGGTGATTTATCCCGAAAGAATGCAGCAGTCGTCCTTTGGACCTGGACAATACGAACAGGCGCTTACAAAAGCAAAGGATACCGCACAAAAAGTAGGATGGTGGATTGAGGACGAATGGAAACAAAAAGACTTTCAGGAGATGTTAACGCATATGGTTCTTCTTGCGGGTAAACATGGCGTTTCCTATATGAAGCTCTGGCCCAATAAGGAAGATGAGAAGATAGACTTTTATATTCGTGACGCTTTCGATGTCTATGTTAAGGGCGAGCTTACGTCAATTTATGACGCTCCAATGATCGTTGAAGTCTGTCCTTACGACATAGAGGATCTTAAAAACGACGAGCGGTTTGACGAGACGCAGAGACAGAAACTTACCACTGATAATAAGTACGCCTCCTCAGAGATTAAAGAGGCCTATATGCGAACAAGGTTTGGTTCATCCATGCAGGCCTCAGAGTATGGGACGGTTCTTCTTAAAGAAGCGTTTGTTAAAGAAAGAATTACTGATGATAATAAGGACAAGGTAGCTTCTGATTTGGGAGACGCTTACAAGGGAAAGAAAAATGGTGACAAGGTGATGCGACAGATCTTTGAGGCGGCTGGAGTATGGCTATCAGATACTTATATTGATCTTCCTGAATATCCGTTTATTGATTATCGAATGGAACCGGGGCCGATTTATCAGGTTCCCCTTATAGAAAGGTTTATCCCTGCTAATAAGACGTTAGACGCAGTGATGAGTAGAATTGAAAGACACATCGGAACGATGGCAGTAGGAGTGTGGTTAAAGCGACGTGGAGAGAATTACCGAATAAATAATATCGCTGGTGGACAGGAAGTTGAGTATGATACCGCTCCTCCAGCCCAGATGCAGACAACCCAACTTGGGGGATATGTTTTTAACTTTATTCAAGAGTTAAACTCAAACATTGAAGAGCAGGGAGCGTCTACCTCTGCGTTAAACCAGCTTCCTCCTGGGGTGAAGTCAGGAGTTGCTATCGAAGGGTTAAAAGCAGTTGAATACTCTAACCTTAAAATCCCTACGGATCAGCTGAAAACTACAGTAAAACGAATAGCAGAGAGAATGATAGATTACGCAGCCACGACGTTTATCAATCCCCAAACGGTATACAGGATGAAAGACGGAAATCCCGGTTATTTTGATGTTATCGGACAAAAGGGAATTGATACCTATAAGAAGATTGTTGAAAAGGGAAATGTAACGATGCCCGATGCAGTAGTTATTAAAAAAGAATATAAGGTAGATATTCAGATAGAATCAGGTCTTGGATTTACCGTTGAGGGTAAAAAAGACTCAATGATAAAGATTATGGACTATATCCGTGGATTGGCTCAGGAAGGGTATGTTACGTCAGACGCAGTAACTGTCATGGTCAAGCGATTCTTAGAGATCTTTCAGTTCGGTAATGTGAGTGAGTTTATGGATGCGATGAATACCGGCGATCTTCCTATTACTGATAATCAGGTAACCAAAATGAAGGTTGCCATGCTTGAGGTTATTAAAGACACCGGATTTGGAAAGCCTCAGCCTCAATCTAAGGGTGGCCCGTCTGAGTCCATTTCCTTCAAAGACCTTCCTCCCGAAGGAAAAGTACAACTAGCGGCTCAGGCGGGTATTCAGCTTGATCCCCAGGGGTTAGTCAATGCACCTCAGACTTCTCAAACACCGAGTTCTGGGGGGAGTCAGCCTCAACAAAATGAGGATCAAGGGGTGTTAAAGATTAAACACGCCCTTGCATCCACCATTCTTGATTTACAGAATGCGAAAGGGGGACAATGAAACTCTATTGTATAAATGTTGAGCTTTTGATGGATAGTAAAAACCCTCCCTGGGCACACATGTATGAGTTTGAGAAATCACTTGCTGATTTTCTTGCCGCTCATGGAGTCCAGGCAGAGAAGGTTGAATACCCTAACGGTGGGCAGGGAGAGCTTTCGTTCTTTCTTTCTCCTATTGAGGACATTCCTCTCCCACAGCCTCCGAAACAGACATCTCCGGCTAAGATATTAAAGAAGTTACAAAAGGGAAAGTAATATGAGCCAAGTAAGCAGCGGTGCCCATGCCGACGGACAAAACCAGCAGTTTTCTATTTTAGGTGTTCAAGGGACACTGGGAACATCTGATGTTCAGGGAACAGCCCCCACGCTTCCTATTGGCGTCAATCCCTCTACGGGGGCAATGTTTGTTCAGGATCTCTCCGGGGCGGGAGGGACGACAAATATCCAAGGGTCAGTATCTATTACCGGAGGAACATTTAATGCCGGTACGGTATCGGGAAGCTCTATGGAACTCTCGGGATCGGTAACGGCGGGTACAGCGACTTTAATTGCCTCGACTGATGTATCAAATTATCGATGGTTTTCTCTTCAGATGTATGGCGTATGGGTAGGAACGGCCAATCTTCAGTTTTCCAATGATAATAATTCTTGGGTGACAACGGGTGGAGTTGCTATTTCTTCTAATACGAATGGAATTTCTACAACTATTTCAAGTAATAATATCTATCATGGTCCTGTCTATGGAAGATATGTTCGTCTTACCTCAGGAGCGTTTACTTCAGGAACAATGCAGGCTCTTATGGAGCTTTATACTCTTTCTCAGACACTTCACTCACAGGGAGCCACCTCAGCACAGTCAGGAGCGTGGAATGTTACAGGAACGATAGCTAATGGGAGTATCGCCGTCACTGCGGGGACTGTGGGTGGTAAGGCCGCTTCTGGTGCTGCGAATGTAGCTAACCCAGTGCAAATAGCCGGTACAGACTCAGGAGGAACGATTTACTCACCTTTAATAAATACCGCTGGAGCGATAGGGTCGATAGCAAATATAGGGACGATTAAAGAGGCGGGAACAGTAACGGGAGTAGGAACTATCCCCGGTATCGGAGTAGTAACAACGGTAACCAATATTACCAATGGAACAATCCAGAACTCAGGTACAACAACAGGTATTGGAGTGCTTTCTAACCTTACTGCAGGATCTATTGCGGTGACAGCTGGTACGGTGGGGGGTAAGGCGGCGTCTGGAGCGGCAAGTGTGGCAAACCCCGTCCAAATAGCGGGAACGGACGGTGGTGGAACAATTTATAGTCCCTTTATCACAACGGGAGGTATCGTAAAGGTAGTCGATACGGCTGGGACAATAGCTTCAGGAAGTGTTGCAGTAACAGCCGGAACGGTCATTGTAACGGTAGGAACTATAGGGGGTAAAGCCGCCTCTGGGGCAGCATCAGCAGCCAATCCGGTACAAATTGCAGGAACTGATGCTGGGGGAACTATTTACTCTCCCTTAATTGATACGGCAGGGCATCTTAAAAATGACATGATTTCCGGTACTCTCAACTTGGGAACCGTTACCATGACTATAGGAACACTGAATGCTGGAACTATCAATACGGGTACAATCAATGCAGGGACTATTCGACTTGATCCTATTCCTGTGGTAAATACCATTTCCTCAGTGGGAACAACGGGAACAACAGCTATTGGAACCCTTATAGGGACATCGACTATTGGTGTGGGAACAGGAGTGTATATTACTCGGTTTCATATTCTCGCTATTTCGGGAACGCCAGAGGTCAACTTAGCTTTTGGGTCTCAAAAGACGAACAATCAGGTTATTGCTCATGGTCTCTTTCCCGCAGGTGGAGGTATCACGCAGGCTCTCAACTTCCCTCATGCCTTTGGAACGACTCAAAGCCCATTGACCTATGAAATAGTTTCAGGAGCGGGAACGGTTTCTTGGGCAGTAGATTATTTCTTACATACATAATATGACCGCAACCAAAGCCAACATCGGCGGACGCCTCATTTATTTCCAGGAATAGTATGGCAGTTTCTTTATCTAATTTAACTTCCGGGGGGGCTACAGGGAGTATTACTTCTCAAGCCACAGCCTCAATTACCCCATCGGCTAATAATCTTATTCTATTGTCGGTATCGAGTAGGACAAATGCGAGTGTTGAACCAAATGCCCCGACTGCCACAGGAAATGGATTAACATGGGTGCAGATAAATACTATTTATTTTGATACAACCTCTACTAGCCGAAAGAAACTAACACTATTTCGAGCTATGGGATCTTCTCCGTCTTCAGGAGCGATAACCATAGACTTTGCTGGACAAACACAAACTGATGTTATATGGAGCGTTGAACAATGTTCGGGGATGGATACTACCGGAACTAATGGGAGCGGGGCCGTTGTACAGTCTGCGGTAAATAATGTCGCCGGAACATTCTCTACAGGAACGTTTACGGTAACTTTGGCAGCATTTTCAGACACTAATAATGGAGCGTATGGAGTGATTACTTGTGATAACACACTTAATGGGAGCGGAAGTGTTGGAAGTGGATTTACTCAATTAGTAAATACTCAAGCTCTTCCTTCAGGAGGGAACCTTCAAACATACCTTACAGAATGGAAAGCGACAAATGACACCACCGTTGATGCTTCTATGCCCGGAGACGGAGCAACATCAATAGGAGGCATAGCAATAGAAATCAAAGCCGCTGCGGTAGCTAGTGGTACAGCAGTAGGCTATAAGACTCTTTTAGGAACTGGTCAGATATAAAACTTGACACAATATTTAATAACCATATTCTAAGGATATATGATACAACCCGTCGGCGCTTATATTCCCACTAAAATTACCCAAGGAGCAGGGTCAACTATTATCTCCGCAGATCCCTGTACATTTCATAGTCTTGTCACGTTTGGAACTGTTGGAGGAACAACTTCTTTTTATGACTCTTCGACCGTAGCGGGGACGGCAGCATCTAATCTTATTTTTACCTTTAATCAGGTGGCAGGAGTTGGTACCGTTCCTCAGGCTGCGCTTCTTGATTTCCGTACCCGAAAGGGTCTTGTTGCAATTACTTCCGGTACCGTTGACTTTGTTGTCTCAACCGGATAGCTCATAACGAGCGATGTATCGCACCTTCCCGAAGGGTGAGGGCGAGAAAGGAGGCCAATATGGCCGACAATTTTTATAATCAAGCACCATCTGAAGAAAAACCAGAGGTAATCAAATTAGGAGATAAAGAGTTTACCCAAGAAGAGTTAAACGCAAAAATAGGACTTGCTGAGAAGATTGAACAGCTTGAAAAAGCACAGGGACAGCCAGTAGATGAAATAGTAAAAAGCTGGGGACAACGGGGAAACGCTATCGGTGATCTTAAAAAACAGCTTGAGGAGAAAGATAAAGCTCTTGAGGCTGCTACCCGAAAGCCTACAAATGTTGAGTGGACTCAGGAAATGAAGGATCAGGCAAAGGCTCAACTTGAAGAACTTTTAGGTGGAGCGCCGGTAACGAATAAAGGATTGGAGGATTGGTATGCGCAAAGACGTTATGCAGAAAAAGTCGTTGAACAGTCGGAAAGACTCCAAAAAGAAATCGACGGAACCGATGGGCGTCCGAAGTTTGTTATGGAAGAGGTTATCAAACATATGGGTGAGAGTGGTTTCAAAGACCCCTTAAAAGCCTATAAAGACCTCCATGATAAAGAACTCGATGAATGGAGTAAATCGCAGCTTGATGCGGCGAAAGGTAAAACAACCTTTACAACCTCCAGTGCATCACGGGAAAAACAGCCAGAGCCTATTAAAGTCACAAAGGGGAATCTTTCCGAATTAGTCGGAGAGGCGCTTGGTTTGACATCATAATTTATAAAATTATCGATGGGGAAGGAGGTGAAATAAAATATGGCAATAACATTAAGTAATGTAAGCAATGCGCTCCAGAAGGTCATTCTTCCGTATATTCAAGATAACTTCAACAAAAATACGCTTCTCTTGGACAAACTCAAGAGAAATGATGGTGTGACCCCAATGAATGATAACTTTTATGCTCCCATTCGGACTTCCCGACATGGTGGTATAACAAATCTTTCTAATGACGGAGCTTCATTGGTTTCAAGTAAGGCTTCTATCGGTCAAGCATCGGTAGGGGTGAAGATTCTTACTGGTACGTTCGATATCTCTAAGTTAGTACTCGATGCGACCAGTTCCCAGAAACTAGCAGTGCAATCACATCTGGAGTTTCAGGCAACAAGTCTCGCTTCCGACTTTGCAAAAAACATTAATCGTCAGTTCTTCTCTGATGGTTTAGGCGTCGTCGCTGAAGTCATTGGTTCCGTCTCCGCAAGCGTGTTCTCATTGCAGCTTCCTACTACGGCAGGAGCAGCAGCGCAGGATGGTCGTTTGCAGGATGTTTATGGAACCGTCAATGGTGACATTGGTCCGACCGACTATATCTTCCCAGATATGGTTCTCGGATTTGGTTCAGCAGCAGGATCAGGCGTTGGAACGGTAAGTTCCATCACGTCTGGAACCTCAGTTACGCTTACTGCCGCCCTTCCGGCTAATATCTTGGGTTCTAACCCGATTACGATATTGGATGGATCGGGTACTGGCTCAGGGACATCGGAGATTCAGGGAGTGCGTCTCGCACTTTCCTCCGGTACCGCAAACTATGCTGGTGTAGCTCGAACAACCTCTGGTTGGACGGCACAGCTTGGCACAGCAGCGGGAGCGTTGACGTTGACTGCTATGGAATCGAAATATCTGACCGCACGTAAGTTCGGACAGGTTGGAGATACCTATGCAATCTTTGCAAACCTTACCCTCTATCAGAAATATGCTGATTTGCTGACGGCCATGCGTCGTTCAGTGAATACGGTTGATTTGATTGGTGGGTGGAGTGGTCTGGAGTTCCAGGCAGGAGCAGGGAAAGTTGCAGTTTATCTTGACTATGATGTTCCAGATGGCGAGGTTGAAATTATCAATCTTGACTCTTGGACCGTCTGTCAGGTTTCCGATCTTGGATGGATGGAGAATCCTTCCGAGGGTGCGCTTACCCGCCGACCAGATAAAATTACCTATCAGGCTACTATGGCTTGGTTCGCTAATTTGATGTGTCGTGCGCCGGGTGCAAACGGACGTCTCACGCAGAAAACAGCGTAAGTTTTCGGTTTTTTGGCTCGTTTTCCTAAAAAACGGGCTACTACGAGGGAATATAAACAATGTTTCCTGGTAGTATGGATTTACCTGACACACTAGAGGAACAACAGAAACGAGACCATGCCCTCTACTTTCTTGAGGCTGGGGACGTCGGATTTAGCCCAGAAAGAAACAAGCGCATGGTTGAGGAGTCTATCAGAAAGACAAACGCTGAAAGAGCGAGAAGAAATAGGCTCTATAAGGATCAGGTGGGAGAGCGTGTGGATGCGGTTATAACGTACTTAAATAGTCGTATAGCCGAAGGAAATACGCCTATTGAGAAGTATTTTGGAAAGAAGATGCTCGCTCACTTACGGGGTCAACAAATATTAGAGACATTAAAAACAAAAATCGGAGGAGTAGAACGAATAGTCTATATTCCTAAATGAAACGAAAAAACGGGGGGAGGAGGAGAAGAACTCACGATACCCGGATGTCATTCAAGCAGTATTGTCGAATATTAGGATTAAACCCGATCCAGCGGGTAAAACTCTGGAAATATATTAGAGGGGGTGAACATTTAGTAAGGCATTAAACTTACTTTTATTATATGGCATTTAAGAAAAACGCTTTTGCAATGCGCTCTGCGGGATTTAAGGTATCCCCGGATGAAATGGATAGAGTTGAGACTGTTCAGATACATCTTCCTACTATCTCTCTCGTCTGGATTGGTACGACTCCCGTTGGAGGAACCACGTCTACTCAGGCAGTTGTTATCACAAACAACGTCCCTGATTATCCCCGGAACCTTCTCTATATGGTCGGAGGATCTAACACCCTTGGAGGAACATGGACGGTAAATGGAAAAGATCAGTTCGGTAGTTCAATTACTGAACAGGTTGTTATTCCTTTAACCTCCAATGGAGGTACACAGAATGGAACGGCTATTTTCGGATCAGTCACTAGCGGAACGTTCTCGTTCCTTACAGGAGGATCAGTTGGAAATGGAACGCCCAAACTGTCTATGGCCTTTGGTACAGGGGCAGGAAACGTTGGAAAGTTCGGTCTTGGGGTTAAAATTGGAGCAGTTACGGATGTGAAGTCGATCACTTGGATTGATAACGCAACGGTAACTACCTTCAATGGTGGCACCCTTGGAACAGCAATCACTAATGGAAACATTGATGTAGTCAATCACTCGTTCTCTGGAACGAAAGTTGTTGCTGCGACAGATAAGTTCATCGTTCGGGTTCGTTCTAGCTACGTCGCTGAAGAAAATTACAATTTACTGTAAAAGGTAAAAAGTCATTTGACATGGCCTGTTAGAATAAACTCATAAAAGTCCTTGACCAAGAGCAAGGCATAGAAACGGGGCAGTCTCTCTTGGGGCTGCCCTCTTTCTATGAATATGAATACACATAAAGCAATCTTTTACCGAGACTTTTTTAAGGACCACGTAGCTGATGAGGTAAAAGAAACTTTTCTTGAAAATATCTACGCTCCTCTTCTTGTCCCCGATGGGGTGTATATCGAAGCCGGGGCTAATATAGGGATGTTTACTATTCTCGCTTACCCCTCAGCAAAAAAGATATTTGCCGTTGAGCCTTCCGCTCCTCACTTGGAAACACTGAATAAGATGCTTGATTTTAACGAGATGAAAGATAAGGTCACGGTTGTTCCTGTTGCGATATCCAATAAAAATGGAGAGATGAAGTTCTATCATACGGAAAACTCAACAATGAACTCTCTTACCCCAGGACTTCTTGGAAAGAATACGGGAGAAGAAATAGTAAAAACAGTCACTATTAAAAAGCTATTTGAGGATAACGCTATCGATCATGTGGATCTTTTTAATCTCGATGTAGAAGGAGCGGAGTTTGATATTCTTTCGAGCGATGAGTTCACCGAAATAGCACCCAAGATTAAAACGATCGTTGTCGAATACCATGACTGGACGAATAAAACCTTTGTCCAGATAATTACTATGTTAGAAGATAGAGGATTTACCGTAACCCAGGCAAAAACACAAGCGATGGTATTTATAGGAAAACATGAGTGATATAGCATTTCTCACTATCTACGATAAGAAGCACGGAGAACATATCTCCATGCTTCGGAACTCACTGAAAAACTTTCATCCCGATATCCCTCTTATTGAGGTTCAGGATGAAGAGATAGACTCAATGGGTGTTCCCCGTCCTCATGTTTTTTATATCGCTGCTCCATTATTTGCAAATAAATATTTAGAGAAATATAAGACGATTATCAAACTCGACTCTGACCAGATAATAACCGGCTCTCTGAAAGAGGTCATTGAAGATCCTCTCTATGATGTAGGTTGTGTATATAACTACAACAGAATGGATGCCCAGAAGTTTGGTCTTATCTCCGTATGGGATGTCCCTCCTCAGGCATATGTGAATAATGGATTTGTTGTCCTCAGAAGTAAAGAGATGGTTAAACACTGGATTACTCTCTGTTCACGACCGAATATCGTCAATTATCCTATGAGAGAGCAGGATATATTAAATATCATTGCCTTCTATGGAAACTATCGGGTAAAGATGCTTGATGAAGGACCGAACTGGTATGGTCTTGCGGCTAAGGCAGACTGGAATACCGCTGTAATGAAAGAGGGGAAGATCGTTATTCCCCAATCTCCTATAATCCCTATGGAAAAGACACTAAAGGTTATTCACTTCGCCGGGGGAGAACAGGGGGCAAAAATGAACTACCAAGCGTATTTTCAACCTGAAGTTACCGAATATATTGACAGTTTGATTAAATAATATGGATAAACCCACACGAAAACTTAGAGTGCTTATTTCGAGTAACGCCCCTTGGGCTACTTCAGGGTATGCTTCCTCTATCCGGGCTATTCTTTATAGAATACGAAACGCCGGATTTCCTACGGCAATGGTAAATTTCTATGGTCTTCAGGGGGCTATTAAAGAGGAAGAGGGAATTACTATGTACCCCTCCATGGGAATGCCCTATGGAGAGGATGCGTTGGTAAATCACTCAAAGGACTTTAATGCGGATATTTCGATTACCTGGCAGGACGTCCATACCATGGATATGAACTGGGTAAATCAATTAAAACGATGGATTCCCTGGACTCCGGTGGACCGTGATCCTATGGGGTCTCCTTTGGTAGATAGACTTAGAAGCGCACATAGAATTATCTCCTGTTCCAAATTTGGAGAAGAACAGATAAAAAATAATGGAATGTATTCAACCTATATTCCTTGTTCTGTGGAAACATCTATATTAAAACCCCCGGACTTTTCTAAAGAGGACTATAGAAAATCGATAGGTATTCCTCCCGATCTCTTTCTTTTTGGTATGGTATCAGCAAATAAAGAAATTCCTCCAAGGAAGTCATTTCAGGAAGTGCTTGATGCATTCGCACTCTTTAAGAAACAACACCCTAAATCCGGGATATTCTTTCACATTAATAAGATCCAGGGATATGCCTTTCCTATAGGGGAGTATGCAAAGTTTCTTGGGTTAGAGAAGGATATCTTTTATCTTGATGACTATAAGCAAATGTATAAAGTAAAAGACTTTGATATGGCAGGATTTTACTCCATGATGGATTGTCTTCTTCTTCCCTCCTCTGCGGAGGGGTTTGGTATGCCTGCCGTTGAAGCGCAAAGCTGTGGAACACCGGTTATTGTTAACAGGTTTACCTCAATGCCTGAATTGGTTATTGAAGGTAAAACGGGATTTGTTTGTGAAGTAGCCATTAAACAATTTTCTCCGACAATGGGGTATGTGGGTATTCCCTCAGTGAAGTCTCTTTACGATCAAATGGAGAAGATGATTAGGGCAAATAGGAAACAAATGGCTTTAGACGCACGAAGGCACGTTGTCGATACATATGATGCAGACCTTATTTTTAATACAAAATGGCTTCCGTATCTCTCAAATATCGAGAGACATATTTATCCTCAAGGTTGACGTAAAACGAGAGAACCATACTATTAAAGTATGACTGGTTCCATCCTGAAAGACAAACCCTCCATTCGATCCATCGAACAGACTGAACGAACGTTAAATGACGAAGGGATTACCTATAATGAGGCTGGAGTTACCTATAATGATATCCGCTATTCCTATGGCGGTGTTTATAAAGGAGACGGAAGAAAACCTACAAACGCTAAAATAATTAATCTATGATATTACGAGTAACGAATAATCTATCTGATCTCGCTCCTTTTACCTTTCTTTCCCAAGCTGAGGCTATAGGAGTGGGGACAGTTCATGTTCAGAATGCAAACTCTTTTACGGCCAATTACGCTGTTCAGATAGGAAAAACCGGTGAGGAGAAAAGCGAAATACTTAAGTTAAATTCCTCCGTTCCTTCGGGGACACAGCTTGTCTCATCTGGAACGACAACGTATGCCCACGCAACAGATACACCGGTTTATGCGGTGAAATACGATCAGATTATTTGGTATAGATCAGTTTCAGGAACGACGGGAACTCCAGTCGCCCTTGCCACTACTTCAATTACTCCCGATGGCGAGTTTTCCTATTATGACGACCAAACTGGGGCTACAACCTACGCATATAAGACAGCGTTTTATAATTCAGCTCTTGCAGGAACGTCTTCCCAGTCTGATTGGATAACAACCGCAGGATACGATTTTTATTCTTTGGCCTCTATTCGCCAGCGGGTGAAAGATAAGCTTTTTAGTTCAGGATATATTGGAGACGATTCAGTTTTAAACGACTGGATTAATGAGTATCTTGAGCAGATGACGAACGCAGTTATTGATGTAAACCAAGACTACGCTCTAGGATCTACCTCGGTAGCTTTCTCGGGAACAAATGAGTTAGGGACGATTACTGCAACAGACTTTAAGCAGGTCAGAAGGCTCTGGATGTACGATGGGTCAAACTATATCCCTGCAACAAAGATGGAATCTACCACGCCGAATAATAATCAAACATACGATGCAACCAACCCGTTCTTTTTCATGTATGGAGATAACGTTATTTCTCGTTGGCCTCACACCGCCGCAGGAACAGCGACTATTCTCTATTACAAACTTAACGCTGTTCTTTCGAGTGACGCAGACACTCTCCCCGTTCCCATGAGGGGATACTCAAAAGGATTTGTCGATTATGCTCAGGCAATGGCCTACTATAAAGATGGAAAAGCTGATCTGGGACAGGTAAAAGAGGGTCAGGCAATGGCAGCGATTAAACAGTTCCAGAAAGAGTCTACCCCAAGGACAAAAACGGGACCTCAATTTATTGATATCGTGGAGACTGTAGGTGAGGAGTTTCCCGATACCTTCTTGAGGCTATAATATGCCAGAAGCCACCGTATCCACGTTTGGTGGTATCAATACCTACCAAAATCCCTTTCTTCTTCCTGATGGGAATATCATCCACTCAGTGAATATGGACTCCGTTCCCTTTGGGGCGAAACGGAAACGATCAGGATATACGACATATTTAGGAACACCTGATAATTCAACGGTTAACTCTCTTTTTACATGGCAGAAAAACGACGGAAGTACGTTTTTTAATTATCGTGCCTCAGGATCGACGCTTTATTATTCAGCACAGGGGACAGGGGCTTGGACAGTAGCCGGGAATGGAACGATAGGAAACGGGGCTCATGTGATGAGCGCAGTTTTGGATAACACGCTCTTTATTGTCGATGGGGTGGGGTCAACAAGACACTCAACAGATGGAACAAGTTTTACTAATACTTCTGGCGCTCCTATTGGGGTAGATGTGGCTGAATATCAAAATAGGATTTATGTGGCAGGGACTTCATCAAGCCTATTTTACTCGACCTCAGGCACGGGAACTGACTGGATAACCGATTCTACGAGTCTTTTCATCCCATCGGACGGTAAGCTATCAAGAATATATAAAGCCTCAGATCGCCTCTTGAGTGTTAAGAACTCCGGTCTTATGTATCGGTGGGATGGAGATACACTTATTGATATGGCAACAAGATTGGGTCCCTCCAGCCCCTATTCCATGGGAACGGTTGAGGATTATCGTTTTTGGATGAATAGATTGGGTATTTTTACCTCAAATGCAGGGGCTCCGCAGCTAGTCTCCAATACAATCCAGAACCAAATCTATAACGACTCGGGAAGTTCTATCATAGGAACGTCGTTTAACTCTGCTCCCGGAGGGGTGTATCGATATAATTACTTCTTAGCCGCAGGAACACTCACTGATGACTTTACGGGTATTACTATTCCCGATTCACTTATTAAGTACGATTATCAGAAAAACGAGTTTAGTAATTATAGATTTTCCAACTTTCCTACTTCGTTTACTTCCTATAAAGACGTTAATGGCGTCGATCAGTTTATTTTTGGAGACCAAACTGGTCAAGTCTATCAGTTATCCGGGACATCAAAAACAGATAACGGATCGGGGATAGAGTCATCGCTCGTTCTTATCGTTCATGCAAATAGTCCTCAACAGATGAAAGACTTTAGAAGAATAGAGTTTTTTACCAATCCCGGTTGTGGAGCAAGAGTTCGTTGCTCATTTTCAGACGCTACAGAGATTTTTAATCCCTTTAATCGTGAGGGGCCACAGATATGGAAAGAGCTATGCGATCTTCACGCAGGACATACACAGGTAGACTTTCCTCCCGACTCACGGGGGACGCTTATGTATCTTCAGTTTTATGATAACGGAAGTAATGACAGGTTTAACCTTTATTCGTTTACTTATCAGTATGATTTGGTAAATAAATAATATGCCACTTGATCCTTTTTTAAGACCAATATCTTCTTTCGGATCTAAGTTTAATCCGTTAAATAACCACGGAAATCAGATGGCGGGAGGAACGACGATACAGACACAAGCACCCATTGAGGAACTTTCGACCCAATGGGATCAGCGAGTAGATAGGGGACAGATACGACGAGCAAAGCTTGCTGCCGGAGTCATAGGAACGGAACAGATAGCGGATAACTCAATAGGGTCGAACGCTTTGATGACAAACGCAGTATCCTCTCTCAAGATCCAAGCCAATGCAGTAACAAACGCAAAAATAAATGATGTGGCATGGACAAAACTCATGGGGGGAACGGGTATTTTAGGCGACTCAGCCAATACTCAAGGCGTATTTCAGTTAAAAGACTCCTCCTCAAATGTTATAGGAACGATGGGAAATACCGGAGTACAGTTTTTTGCAGGTACTTTAGGAACAATGACGATAGGAACGTCCTTAATTCAGGGAGGAACGTCAAATGCGGGAACATATCAGGTTGGGGGAACGGCAGGAGCGACGGGAACAGCGGTGTATGTAAAGACGGTGGATTTTGTTGGTTCAACAACGACGTTAGGGACGATAGTGGTCCAAAAGGGGATAGTAACGACAATAAATTGACGGGATAAAGAATGTTCATACAATTAAATTATGGCTGACGATCGACTAGTTGAATTAGCGAAAACAGGAAGAAATCCTGCGCAGGAAAGTGAATATAAATCCCTTCTCGAAAAAGCAGGCCTTCCCTACTTTGCCGGTGGAGACACGATGTCCTCCGACCAGATTCGTTCAGGTTTAGGAGGGTATTCAGGAGGTCTTTCTGGAGGATACTCCGGGGGAGGAGATTATGCCTCTATTGTCCAGCAGCAGTTAAAACTTCAACAGCAGGCCAATGCTCCGGCGGTGGCTTCTCTCCAGGCGTCTATTCCTGAAATACAGCAGAAATATGCTCAAACAGGAGCCCAGCTTCAGGCGCAGCAGCAGCCTCTCGAACAACGATATCAGAACCTTTTGAGTCAAATTACTGCCAATCAGCAGAAAGAAGAACAACGAACGAGTATCGCAGGATCTCGGGAACTCGGTCGGCGTGGTATTTCCTCAGAATCAGGGTTTTATGATCAGTACCAAAACCAGCAGCTTTCCCCGGTGACACAGTTTTATACCGGTCAGACTGCTACTGTCGGACAGAATAGGGAAGATGCTATTCGTGCATTACAAAACCAAATAGCACAACTTCCCACGCAAGAAACTGAACAAGAGAGGGCGGTAAGAAACGCCATAGCTCAGCTTCAGGCAGGCGGAGCATCCTCAGCGATAACTCAGGGACTTGGTATTTATCAGAATAATCAGCAACAGGCACAGGCTGCGGCACAACTTGCTCTACAACAGAAACAGGCAGAAGTCGAAGCCGCCGCTCAGCAAGCACAGCTATCATTTCAACAGCAGCAAAATCCTTTACAGCTTGCGCTTCTCCAGGCGCAAATTGCTCATACGAATAAACTCGCAGGATCAGGCTCTACGGGAAGTTCCCTTCCGTCTCTTTCGGATATATTTAATTAATATATGGCAATCGATTGGTCGAATCAGGAAGATATTATAAAACGCCGTCAGGCGGCTATTAATGCGGGGTATAAGCCTGCTGAGGTTGATAAGTTTATCGAGGGAAAACAGAAAGAAAATGCAACGCTAAAGCTTATTCAACATGGGGTGTTGGATGTTACAGACATTGCAAAAAGCGATCCTCTTTTGGCGCAAAAAGCCATTGAGTCAGGATCAAAAGCAAACCCTGTTTTAAGTGCGGTAGATAAAAAGAATAAGATTACCGGTGAGGCAACGGTAAACTTTGTTGACTCTCTCGAAAAAGCGTATCAAGCTGCCGGAGGAGGAACGTTTGGGAAGGGTCCGGGAGCGAGGTTAAAAGGAGCCGCTGAAGAAATAAAAGGGAAAGTGGGGCTTAATGAGGATGCCGCTGTCTATAACGACTCTAAGGCTGGGTTTGCGGCCACATTAAAGGCGTTAACAGGGGACACGGGTGTTTTGACGGATCAGGACTTTGAGCGGCTTTCTAAGCTCCTTCCTAGCCTTGGATCTACCCAAAAAGAGGCCGTAGACAAGTTTAACCAACTGAGAGACCAAATGGCATCGAAGTTTGGAGTGGAAAAGACTCAAACATCCTTTGTTCCTAAAACACAAAACAATCGTGGCCCTCTTGCTTCTCTTCTCGATATTCCCTTTGGTCCGGCGGTAAATCTTGCTGAAAAAGCGCAAAGTGATTTGGGAAGACAAGTTGCTGCGGTGAAGGATCAGGGACTTGTTGGTGCAGTGAAATCAGGACAAGCAAAAAATATCATGGATCTTCTTTTCCCTAAAACTCCTCAGGATGTGGGTCTTGTACAGGATATCCTTCCCGCTGGAGTGGAAACAGGGGCAACATTAGCAGCCGGTTCCGATCTTCTTAAAAGTGGAAAGAATATTCTCGGTGACGTTATTGGAGGAAAAGGAAAAGCGATAGCAGCCCGAGAGATTGCTGCTAAAGAAGTTTCTAAAAAAGTTTCTACTAACTCCATTATTGAAGCAGGAGATAAGTTTGTTTCTCAAGACCCCACGGCGAAAAAACTTTGGATGGATACAGTAAAACCCGCTCTTCAGGCAAACAAAGAACTCTCTGTTCCTGACTTATTGGAACAGATTCAAGTGTGGAACGATGCATATACGAGTGCTGGAAAAGTAGGGAAAACTGCTCTTGCGGGTCTTAATGACGCCCTTGCTCGGTCAGCAAAACAATTAATAAAAACTGAAGCTCCTGAGGTTGCGAAACAGACAGCGAAACTGGCGAAAATTTATGGACTAGAAAATACATTGAATAGGTTTGGCCCTGCGGCAGTCGGTGGAGCGGGAGCGGTAGCAGGAGCGAGTATTATTCAGGGGATGTTAGGCCAGAAGCGTTAAAATATAAAAGAAGCAATCCACATTCCTATGACAAATGACCAGATAGTAATTGGCCATTTCCACTGTCCTTTATAGTCTGGTTCTCTTCCGTATCCATCCCATTTCATATCCCTATTATACTCCCGTTGACAACTCTTTCCTAATTCATATTATAGAGATATAAGAAAGTGACTGCGTATACGGTTGCGTCATCTGTTAAAATACATTGATGGCCCCTTGTATACGCAAGGGGCTTTTTTTGGAAGCCAGACTGGCCAGCCGCCGGATTCTCAAAAGAGAAGGGCAATAATCAACCGGACTAGGCCACCTTGAATACCATACCCAGACGGCAGATTAAAGGACGAGTCCTAACACACACAATGTTAATCAGGTCTTAGAGTTAGGACTGCCGGAGGGGAGGGAAGAAAGGAGGAATATCTTAAAGCCCCAGGGGATTATAAGGGGTTAAATTATCGTGGTATTTGACCTAATAAAAGATAACCGTATTATTAAAGTATGCCTTCTTTATATCCAGGACAAATAGATACATTTACCGATCCCGCAGGTACAAGCCCTCTCGCAACAGGACCGGACCATGCTGCTGATCACACTACTCTTCATTCGGCTATTGGAACGATTGAATACACCCTAGGAACGAACTCGGGAACGGCTGTTCTTAAAAATTTCACCGCAGGGAAGTTTGCCGCACGAACAGTCGGAGAGACGCACGGAACTTCAACATGGATAGGAGGGACGATAGGAACGACACTTATTGGGACCTCGACTATCCAGGGAGGAACGCTGACATCTAACGTCATCAATGGAACGCCGGTGATAGGAACGCCATCAATAAGTGGAGGATCGGCGGCATCCCTTACTCTGGGAACCCCAACTATTACTCTTTCTTCAGACGCTACAGGGGATCTTTTCTATCGAAGCGCCGGGGGAACGGTAACAAGACTTGGCATAGGGACGAATACTCAGTATCTTACAACAAACGGAACTACCCCTAATTGGGCTACACTTGCTACTGAGGTCAATGATGGATGGATAGCCGCTTCAGGAACGTGGTCATTCTCTTCAGGATCAGTCATTACGATAAACACTGATCTTTCCACATCCTTAGCAAAGGGAGACAAACTTAGATTTGTTCAGGGTGGGACAACGGAGTATTTTTACCTTGTTGGCTTTGGGTTAGCTTCAGGAACAACGACCGGAACGCTCGCCGGAGACTCGGGTACTCCTGTGGCCAATGCGGCTATTTCAAGCCCTTATACGTCGAAAAAGACCTCACCCTTTGCTTTCCCCGGGTGGTTTGCCTGGTCTCCTACGCTAGCGGGATTTAGTCCAAATCCTACATTTGTTTCCCGGTACTCAATCAATGGGAATACGTGTTCTATTATGATGGATAATACCAATACCGGAACAAGTAACGCAGTGACTAAGACCTTCACTCTCCCTGTGGTTCCTTTGCGAAGTATCGCCGCAATTACCGGCGGAGGAAAAGATAATGGAGGACTCCTTGCGGCTCCTATTCAAGTCTCTCTTTCAGCAGGAAATGCCACCGTTTCTGTCTATAAGTCATTCTATCAAGTTGCCTGGACAGGATCGGGAGATTGTAATTACCAAGTGACTCCATTTAGTTATGAGTATTAGAATATGAATATTCTCGACTTTCTTCTTGGTAATAGAGTGGTCTCTCCTCTTCCTGACTCTCCGCTTCAGAAAGCAGCGGGAAGCGTAGGAAGAGACGTACAGTCGGCAGTTGAAATTTCTCCGGCGGGAGATTTAGTAAAACGATTGATAAACGCTTCTCATGGAACGGGATGGAATAGACAAGCTCCCTCAGTTATGGATCAAATTCAACCCATTCCGGGGGCAATTCGTACCGCTTCATATGGTCTTTTACCGGGGGCTGTTGCCGCAGGAGGATTAGCGAGCGGAGGAATGGAAGCTATCAAGCAGGGACTTTCAGGGAAACAAAACGATGAACAAGTTTTAGCAAGTGGGATCGAGGGAGGGAGACAGACAGCACTTCTTGCCCCTCTTTTACTAGGATTATTTCAGGGAATTAATGGTCCTAGGTTAAGAAGTAACCCTCGAGATCCAGGAGATGAACGGTTAATTAGACAAACGTTAATAGATAATCTTTTAAGCAGAATTAATAAATAACCTTATACTAAAAGAATGGAGGTGAGTAGTATGACTAGTGAAGAAAAAAAACGACTTGAGGAATATAAGTCTCAGGGAACACTTTCCCAAGAACAGGCCAAAGACTATTTCTCTCTTTTGATGAAAGAGTCTGAACAAGACGCTGGAGCATCGGAGGTCGGAGTTGAGGAAGTGACCGTTGCCTATGCAAAACCGAAAAGGGGAAGACCCGCTAAAAAGTAGGGAGATGAAAATGGAAAAGTCATTTACTGAATTTACAAAACGCCTCGATAGTCAGGATGTCCTTCAACGGTCTGACCATGATACTCTTATACGAGTTGAAGCGAAAATGGATAATCTCTCGACTGATGTGAAAATAATGGGAGACGGAGTGATGAAGTCTATCGCTGATCACGAAAAAAGAATACATGATCTTGAGAACGTCGTCGCACAATCTGATCCTGTGAATAATATAAAGCTCTTATTTCAACTGCGAGATCAGATTAGAGAGTTTACTTCAACAGCGGCAGCCTGGAGAGTTATGGCGGGTCTCTTGGGAGGATTTATGATGTTTTTCCTTACACAACTTCCGGTAATTTTAAGAAACTTTGGTATTCTGAAATAAAAGAAAGGAACCTATGCTTACCTTTGATCAGTTTATAACAAAATGGGCGGGAAGAGGAATAGATACCGACGGAGCATATGGATTTCAGTGTCTCGATCTCATGCATCAGTACATTTTAGAATGTTTAGGACTTCCATACTCCGTTCTTTCCGCTCCTGCGGCTAAATACGTCTGGTACAACTTCTCGAACCTCAATGGATCTTCCAACTTTACTAAGATTACTAATACACCCAATGGTATTCCTCTAAAAGGAGACATCATGCTCTGGGACGGTCTCTATGGTCATGTTGCCGTTCTTAGGGATGCAGACCTCTATCACTTTAATTCCTTCGATCAAAATTACCCCGTGGGTTCACTTTCTCACATTCAATATCACGATTACACAAATGTTCTTGGTTGGTTGCATCCGAAAGGTATCGGGTCTGCGCCCTACTCAGAACATCAGGCGTTAGTAGATATAAAAGGAATCCAATATGCATCAATCGACGACAGTACCGCCCGTGCCAGAACTAAAGAAATACTGGTTAAGGTCGGAGTATAAGAAGGCAAAAAACAGACAACTTCACCTGGAGGAAATGATTGCTCACGAATGGAGTAAGGTGGTTATAGTTTTAGGAGGGACGATATCATTTTTAGTAGCATCTATTGATTTATTGAAGCGATAGGAGGTGATATAAATGGAGGGTTTTGTTGTTACGTTACTCGTTGCCGTTTTACTTCTTGTTCTCTTTCAGTTTATTCTCGATGCAGTAGGACTTGAAGCAGGAGCGAGGAAAATTATCTGGTTTGTTGCTGTCATTGTGGCAGTCATTTACGTCCTTCGGGGCGCATTATAGAAAGGGTAATATGAAACAATTTGATAAACAGGCGCTCCTTGAGGGAGTGAAGGAGTTTATTCGTACTGGAGTACTCGCTTCTATTTCCTATCTTTTAACCGAAGGAGTATTACAGGGGATTCTACTCTGGTTATTCGGAACGAATCTCGATACTGTTCAGATTCTCGGTCTTACAAGCTTTCTCACCACACTTTTCCGGTCAGTCGATAAGTGGCTCCATGAGAAAGATGTTAAGAGTCCGTTGGATCTTGAAGTTGTCGATACCTTAGTTAAATAAAACGTTATACACGGAGGGAATAATTCCGTTTCCTGAGGTCATTAGAAAGTGGGCAAAACGAATATCTGATAATAAATGTCAGACGTTCGTATACTCAGAGAAAAAGGGGTATCAGATTTGCGGCAAGGAGGACGAGCTTCAAGTTGACCATCTTGATCCTGAAGGATTTGTCCTTACCAACGGAGGAGATCCAAATAACGACTCAACTCCCTATGTCCGATGCAAAAACCACCATATAGGGCCAGGACTTACCAGAGACGATGGTGAGACAAGAATTGCCTCATATGGGGAGCGCAATTGGTCGAGACATGCCGATGTAGGGATAGCTCGTCTCAAAAGACGGGAGGGGGATAAAGATGCTATAGAACGGACCCTTAAAGCCCACGAGGAACGGAGACAGCGGGGAGTACGATATTGGAACAGCGATGAAGGAGTGGATCAGTTTGAGAAAGAACATATGGATGATTTAATCCATAAGGCAGCATTGAAGGGAGACACACGTCCCCGGACACGGGAACACAAGAGAACCCAACGACGGGAAAAATGGTATGACGGCGTATGAAAGAAGCAGCAGGACAAGGGAATAGAAATCAGCCTCGTGAAAAGATCCGGGGAAGTCAACACGTCAGGCGTGAAGAGAAAATACGCCCTAAATTAACCATTAGAAATCCATTCCTTGAATGGAATAAGGGAAAAAAAAGAACGCCACCTCGATAATCTCCTTCACTATAGTGGCTACTGGCACGGAACATACTTCTATCGTGGACAGCCTCAAAAGAATAAGGGTTGACCTTTGTGATATAATATAAACATGAAGCTAAGAAGTGAATTTCCACGAGTAACTCTTAAAATATGGAAGAATGGAAAATGTAAGCGCCTCAATCGTTCTACCCGCTTTGGTCGGATAAACTACCTCATTAAATCCTCATACGACAAAATCTACATTAAAGTCGAGTATGGAAAGGCAAAAACAAATACAGGTAAAACGGAGATGTTCTATAACGATGGCGAATATACAAATAACAAGGATGCTCATAAGGCATATCTGGCGTTCATAGAAATGCTCAAACGTTGAGTTTTAAGTAATGTCTAGCCTCGAAAATAAGGGGTAAAAGGCACGAAAGACATAAAGACGAGTAATACACCGTTTTACGGTTGAAAGGAGGTGAATACTATGGATAGAAAAGATCAATATAGAAAAGTTGCTGAACTTTGGAATACTTCCTCCATGGAAGATTTGGAAAAAGCGACTGGTTGTACAAAAGTCCAGCTTCAGGGAATGGCGGCAACGCTTCGGAGAAAAGGACTTTTATTGAAAAAGAAAAATAGAATTGTGAAGATTCTTGACGATGCGTTTATTGAAGAACTAAAGGGATTAGTTAAGTAATTCTTTTATGCCAGACCTATCGTAAAAGTCTGGCACAAGGGAATTATATATGCAAATACAAACTCTAGGAAACTTTGTCATCGTAGACATACACAAACCCTTCAATAAGCAGGACTCCTTAGACTATGACTTTTGTAGAGTGAGAAAGGATTACTTTGATAGGGCGAAAAAGTCAGGGAGGTTTGTACTTGTAAGAACCCCTAACGGAGAGAGAGTTTTCTCCCCTAAGGCCATGAAAGAGTTTAAGGTCGTTAAAGAAGCCTTCTTATTCCCTGATAGACCAATGTCTATGTATGAGCTGGCGATACCTCATGGCGTGAAAAAGAATGAAGACTATTATAAATTTGGTTAGTCCTATTACTTATAAAGAAGAGAGAATATGGAAAATAGAAAGTGGTATGAAGTAGCAAAAATTTTAGCTTTATCTGATAGCATTGCAGAGGGCTATAATTATTGTGATGAATATACGGTCGAAGACTTTGAGATTGAGTTAAAACAGATAAAAGAAAAAACTAATATGTATGGTAATTATGCAGCCGTAGCGAAAGAAATTTTGGACGTATTAAAATAATCTCTTGAATCTGGAGGGTGGCGGAATAGGTAGACGCTGAAGCCGAGAGGTTGTAGTACAGGACGCCTGAAGAGGTCGGCCCCAAGTTCCTGCAACCATGTAGGGTGAATATACAGTAAAAAAGCTACGCAAGCCTGAGCGATGGTGAAGCAAACACAACTGTCAAATCCTTACCCCTTCAGATTGAGGAGAGTATTGAAAATATGTTTAAGATGATATTGGGAGTATTAGTTTGGAAAAAGCTCATTACAATAAAGATGGCAAAAAGATTGTATGATAAACTCGGTACTACAACTATTCCTTATAGAATAGAGGACGTAATAAATGAATTAGAAGACGCTAGCCATTTGGATTGAGGAGAGTATTGAAAAACTTGACACAATTTAAGAAAGGAGTAGGATTTATTTATGGAAGAGAGACAGACAGATAGCAAAGAGGGATTTCCCAAGGTACATTCAGAAAAATGTCCCGTTTGTAACGGGTTTGGTACACTAAAATATGGGGAGATCGTGTGCCACGCTTGTAAAGGTAAAGGGTATATTATCGTTCCAAACGAGATAGAAAGAGAGAAATATGAAAACAAGGATTATTCATACTAAGATACATTTTGAAGATGACTGGTTCAATACGCTTCCAATAGGATTCAGATATATCTTCATCTACTTATTCACCAATGAACATATAGGGTTAACGGGAGCATATAGGCTTTCAAAAAGAGTAGCATTATTAGAAACGGGAGCTACGGAAAAAGAATGGGATGATGCAATTACTAAGTTTCAAAAAGATGATAGGGTTTTATATATTGATGGGTGGATTTGCGTTAAAAATGCGGGAAAACATGCGGACTATAGTGGTGGTAAAAATGAGATAGCCTATAGGAGAGAATTAGCCTCAATTCCTAAAGAAATTAGGTCTAAAATTGATAGTGTATCTATACAGTATCTATACCCTATGGATACTACTAGAAATCATAAATCAGAAATCATAAATAAGAAATCAGAAGATAAGAGGAAGTTGTTTTTTGATGAAAAGAAGCAGATTTTTAAGGAAGCATGAAAAAACCATTAAAGCCCTATAAGTGTCTTTCTTGTCCCGCACTCATTCTCCGGGGGAAGTGGTGTCCCCCCTGCGGAAGTAAAAGAAGGGATCTTCAGAACTACGAAGCGAAACAATCCACGATTTTGAAAAAACGGTGGAGTATTGACACGGCGTAACATGATATGTTATACTGCGTAACATGAACATACTTAAAGCGGGTCGTTATTACACGGTTGGAGAATTAGCCCTCAAGTTTAATGTTTCCCGAATGACAATTAATCGCTGGTATAAGGCGGGGAAAATAAAACCCACGATGATAGGTAACTTAGCTCGTTTCCATGAGGATGACGTTAATGAATTGTGGACTTTGGAAATTCTAAAAAGCAATACTTGACAAGTCTTGTTACATATGGTAACATAGAGTTAGAAAGGATGACAGTTATGACAAAGAAAACGTTAAAGACATTTTGGGAAGTGACCCTTCCAGACTTCTTTCTCCCCCACTATATAAACGGGTGGGAGATGGTGAAGTCTCATGTGGCAGCATATATAAACTTGGTTTTCCTTACCTTCTTGGTAATGGGAGTCCTCTATGCTTTTAACTATCGGGTGAGCGTAGAGAAAATCGTACAGGTTGTCAGTCCGATTCCGGGGAAATGAATATGAATAAAAAAGTAATAATCGCACGAATTAAAATGGCCCTTCTTTCCGCAGAGATCGCCGGAGTACAGACCATGAGCCATGACATTTCACCAGACGAAGCGGATCAGATGGTCGATAAACAAGCAAAGTCTCTCTACGAGTTCATTGCCGCAGTAGAGCCGAAACACGAAAGCGAGGTCGTATGATTTGCTCAAATTGTAAGAAGATCAAAACAAACGAGCCGGACGGAGTGTGCGGGTTCTGTAAACTTCAGGATACCTTAGAAGGATACAAAAACGCCCAAAAGATACGGGATGCGGTATTAAATATGCCCAGAGATGAAGTAAGTCAGGATAAACAAGTATTAGTAGATAGCGATAGGGTAAATGAGGATTATAATGATGAGTTTGATGCTCAAGGATATGATGACGGAGGACACTATAACCCCGAAGTCATGTCAGAAAGGTTGGGAATATGAGCGTAAATATTCATGGAAAAGAATACATAACGGTTGCGGAACGATTGACTGAGGCTAGAGACCATATAAAAACGATTACAACTGAAGTTCTTTTTCAATCACCCGTTGTAATAAAAGCCACAGTAACTACTGATAAGGGAACGTTTACTGGAATAAGTGCCGCCAATGATACAAAGGCGATTGAAAAACAATCACCTTATGAAGTGGCGGAAACCTCAGCGGTAGGAAGAGCCTTGGGATTTGCTGGATATGGAATTGTTGAAGGAATAGCTACTGCTGATGAAATGGCTAAAACTACGGGAGATGAGCCAGATGGATATGTTGAGGGATTTTCAGACGAAGAAAATCTAGGAAATTGTAAAAAATGTGGCGCCCCTAATGCAAAGTCTCTAAAGGGAAACATATATTGTTCAGATAAATGTTGGTTAAAATAATAACTATCGATTAGCTCTTGGGTAACACCGTCGCAGGACGGTGAGTGGGAGCAGACGGAGTCACCTCCACAACCTTCTCCCAATCACGGTCTTGTAACTACAATTATGAAACTATTACTTATTACTGCCGGAATAACGATAGCATTTCTCTTAAAGGCTCATATGCCCGCTCTTTACGTTTCCGTGCCTTCTAGCGGTATTACAGAGGCTTTAACGCCTACTCCTACACCTAATTCAATCCAAGTAGCAGAAACGATAGTCAAAGAGTTCGCTCCCGAAGGAAAACAAGTAGTGAAAGAAGCGCTGGAAATCTCCTATTGTGAAAGCGGATGGAGATGGGATGCCCTTAACCAGAACACGAATGGGACGAAAGATCATGGAAGTATGCAGATAAACGACGTTCATACCCGAAGGTTTGGGACAGGGTTTAAGAATGATCTTAATGAAAACGTCCGGGTAGCGCATGAGATTTGGAAAAAACAGGGATTTAACCCTTGGGTATGTAAGAAAGTATTAAGCTATGAGTAGACTCTATCAGCCTTATTACCGATCAGAATGG